ACTGGCGGTAATACCGGCGGCAACGGCTGATAAGAACGGAGGGCAGATAAGTGAATCTGATCTCACTGCCTGAAACAAAAAACTACCTCCGTGTTGACCACTGTGAGGATGACAAGCTCATCCTCACTCTGATCGATACGGCACAGCGGCTCGTGATGGATGTGGGACGCATGACCGAAAAACAGTTAGCGGAAAATGAGGAAACATCCCGGCAGGCTATGCTGTATACTGTTTCTTACCTCTATGAGAACCGCAATACTGCTGATTATCATGCGCTGACACTGACACTCAGGGCACTGTTATTTGCACAGAGGGAGGGCATCGTTTGATGGAAATCGGAAAACTGAATCAGCGGATCGCCGTCCTTGAAAACCATGTCAAAAAAGATGCGATCGGAAATCACAAAGCCCGGTGGGAGGAGGTGTTCTCCCTCTGGGCTTCTGTGACGGTATCCAATACTGTCGGCGGTGCAGCTGAGGAAACAAATACCGGAGTGACCAGAGAGATACAAAAGCTGGAGGTCATTATCCGTCAGACTCCGCAGACAAAAAAGATGGCTTCTACCGTATACCGCATCCGCTTTGAAGGTATTGACTATGACATCAAGGGCATTGTGCCAAACTATCAGACGCAGGACTATATGAAGCTGATCTGCGAATCACGAAGGGCGGGATCAAAGGATGACATCTATTGACGATATGGCTGCGGAGATCATGGAGGGCCTGGAGGAATACGCTGATCTTGCAGATGCCGCCATGAAAAAAGCTGTAAGAAAGACAGCGACCGCCGTCAAAAATGAGATCTCCGCAAAAGCTCCTGTGAAGTCCGGTCGCTACAAGCGAAGCTGGACAGCGAAGAAAACGAAGGAAAACAGCCACTCACTGGAAATGACCGTCCACAGCAAAGACCGATATCAGATCGCACATCTGCTTGAACACGGTCATGCAAAGCGCGGCGGCGGACGTGTAGCAGCTATCCCGCATATCGCTCCTGCTGAAGCAAACGGCACAGATATGCTCGAAACGCTCATTAAAAAGGAGTTATCGTGACCTACGAGGAAATTTCCGAGATGATGCAGGAGATCGGGCTGCCCTTTGCGTACCATCATTTCGCAGAGGGTGAAAGCCCGGATCCTCCGTTCACGCTGTTTCTGTCTCCCGGTGAAAATACATTCGGTGCTGATAACCTGATGTATGTCAGCTTCAAGCGGCTGCACATCGAGCTTTACACCGATGAAAAATCCCCGGATTCAGAGGAGCGTGTAGAGGAAGTACTGCATCAGCACAACATTTATTATACAAAATCCGAAACCTGGATCGAGAGCGAACGGCTCTATGAGGTCCTGTACACATTGGAGGTATGAATATGGCTCTGAAGAAAAACAAGGTCAAGTTCGGTCTGAACAAGGTTCACTGGGCGAAGATCACAGCATGGAGTGATGACGGTGTGCCGACATTTTCAACGCCTGTCCGTCTGCCCGGTGCAGTCTCGCTGAGCATTGACGCAAACGGCGAGAACGACAATTTCTACGCCGACAACACCGTTTACTACGTTATCAACAACAACGCAGGATATGAGGGCGACCTCGAAATTGCTCTCATCACTACCGATTTCGCAACCGATATCCTCGGTGAACAGCTCGACAGCAAGGGCGTTCTGGTTGAGCGCAACGATGCGGAAACATCGCAGTTCGCACTGCTCTTTGAGTTTGACGGAGACAAAAATCACATTCGTCATGTGCTGTACTGCTGCTCTGCATCCCGTCCTGCAACTGAAGGTCAGACCACTGAGGAGAGCAAGGAAGTCAAGACAGAGACACTGTCGCTGAAGGCTTCTGCGCTGCCTTCCGGTCTGGTAAAGTCCAAGACCTGTGAAAGCACAGATGAGACCACCTACAACAACTGGTACAACGCCGTCTATATCCCGACAGCGGCTACTACCAACAACAGCACCAATACACGTTCCGCAAGTACCACAAAGGGCGGCAGCACAGCCGCATCCACTACTACTGACTGATTCGGAGGAAAGTATATGGCTATCAGAAAAACAATTACTGTTGACGGCATCGAGGTTCCTTTCAAGGCGAGCGCAACACTGCCTCGCCTTTACCGTGCAAAGTTCCGCAAGGACATCTTCAAGGATTTCTCTGCGCTGAAGGATTCTGTTGACGAGAGCGATGAGGAGAATTCCGGTCTCGGTATCGAGAGCCTTGAGGTTTTCGAGAATATCGCATGGACAATGGCCAAGCACGCCGATCCGGAAAATGTGCCGGACAGCCCCGACGAGTGGCTCGAACAGTTCAATACCTTCTCCATCTACGAAGTGCTGCCGCAGCTTTTTGAACTCTGGGGCGTGAATCTTGAGACGCAGGCGGAGTCAAAAAAAAATCTCGCCCAGTTGACCGCGAGATGACAACGCCGTTGTTCCTTCTCCGATGTGTGCAGATCGGGCTGAGTTTATCTGACCTTGATCTGCTCACCATCGGAATGGTCAACGAAATGTTCATTGAAAAGGATAATGATGATATTTCATATGAATACAAGGCAACGCAGGATGACTTCGACTCCTTCTGATACCCGTATCCGTGTATTGCGGAGCATATTACAGACTCTTTGTGGACTGCTTATATACTCTTTCGGCGTGTATCTGACCATTGCAGCGAATATAGGGCTGGCACCGTGGGACTGCTTCTGCATGGGAATATCACAGTATACACCGCTGAACTACGGCAGCACTATGGTGCTGGTATCTGTCGCGGCAATTCTGATACAGCTTCTGTTCCAGGAACGCATTGGTTTTGCAACGATTCTCGATGCACTGATTACCGGACGACTCACGCAGTTGTTCATCGACATTTCCCCGTATCCCGAAAACCATAGTACGCTGCTCGGAATCGTTCTGCTGTTAATCGGCTTTCTGATTATTGATCTCGGCATCTATGTGTATATGTCGGCGGAACTCGGCAGCGGTCCGAAGGACGGTCTGATGATTGTAATGGGCAAAAAGCTGCCGAAAATACCCATCGGCATGATCGGGGTACTGCTGTGGTCGGTAGTTACACTGATCGGTTGGATGCTTGGCGGCTCTGTCGGTATCGGAACACTGCTGTCTATTTTCGGTGCGGGTTTTATCATGCACATCTTTTACGATGCCATAGGATTTGAGCCGAGGAAGCTGAAACACAAAAGCCTGAAAGAGACATTGAAGTCTCTCTCAGGCAAATGCTTTTAGTCTATATGCTGCTGTAACCACGCTAATAAATATGCCTCGTCAAATTCACCCGCAGCAATGCCGAGTATAAGATGGATAAGTTCTAAGTCCTCATATTGCAGTTCAATATGATTGACTGCAAGAAAGACAAGCATAGCGTGTGTACCAATTCTTTTATTACCGTCTACAAAAGGATGATTTTTTATAAGCCCGAATCCAAGGCGGGATGCTTTTTCAAGAAGAGACGGATATAACTCGTCACCGCCGAATGTCTGAAACGGAGCATTTATAGCTGAATCAAGCAGCCCTTCATCACGAATCTCCACAGAGCCGCCTGATTCGGCTATTAATGCTCTGTGGAGCATCATGATCTGTTCTTTCGTTAGTCGTTTCATTTGGCGAGTTCCTCATAGATAGCGGCATTTCTTGCAAGCAGTCTCTTGGAGATCTCTGCGACCTCATCGCTGTCTGCATCCTGCAGTGCATCAGCTTCCTGAAACTCCACCACAAGATAGCGAGGAGTGTTATTTTTCAGGATAACAGCGGAGCCGAACTGATCTACCAGTCTTGCAACCTTGGAAAAATTCTGGTTAGCTTCGGTCATCGAAACAATAGTGTTGGTATCAATTTTCATGCTAACACCTCCCACTTATAGTATACCACACTTTTAGGATAAATTCAACCTATTTTTCAGATTTTTTTGTAAGGAAGGCAGGTGATCCGCATGGCAAACAGAATCAAGGGTATTACCGTTGAGATTGGCGGCGATACCACGAAACTCAGCAAAGCCCTTGAAGGTGTCAATAAGAATATCAAAAACACGCAGACACAGCTCAAGGATGTGGAAAAGCTGCTGAAGCTCGACCCGACCAATACGGAACTGCTGTCACAAAAACAGCGATTGCTTGCCGATGCCGTATCATCGACCAGTGATAAACTCGAAACGCTGAAAAAAGCCAGCGAACAGGCCGCCAAAACCAAAGACAATTACGATGCGTGGAAGGCAAAGTATGATCCTATCAAGCAGAAGATCGGTGAGACTGAAACAAAACTCAAGGAATTGAAAGAACAGAGCAAGATCGCCGATGAACAGCTTTCCAAGGGTGAAATCTCGCAGGAGAAGTACGATGCCCTGCAAAGTGAGATCAAGCAGACCACAGATGAGCTGAACAGCTTGAAACAGCAGGCAAAGGATGTCTCTGATGAATTCGGTCATCCGATCCCTCCGGAGCAGTACGATGCCCTTCAGCGTGAAATTGTTGATACGGAACAGGAACTGCGAAATCTGCAGCAGGAAGCAGCAAATTCTCAGACGGCACTTGTAAAGATTGGTGAAGCGGGAGCGTCTATCGAAAAGGTCGGCGACAAAATCGCAACCGTCGGTACGAATCTGACGAAATATGTCACTGTGCCGCTTCTCGGACTCGGTACTGCTGCGGTCAAAACCACAGCAGACTTCGATGCATCCATGAGCAAGGTCTCCGCTGTATCCGGTGCGACCGGTGAGGATCTTCAGGCACTGAGAGATAAGGCCCGAGAAATGGGCAGTCAAACAAAGTTCTCCGCATCGGAAGCCGCTGATGCCATGAACTATATGGCAATGGCGGGCTGGAAAACGGAAGATATGCTGAACGGTGTTGAGGGTATTATGAACCTTGCCGCCGCTTCCGGTGAAGACCTTGCAACGACATCGGATATTGTAACAGACGCTCTGACGGCGCTCGGTATGAGCGCAGATGATTCCGCACATTTCGCAGATATCCTTGCAGCAGCATCTTCCAACGCCAATACAAATGTGTCTCTCATGGGCGAATCCTTCAAGTATGTTGCACCGATCGCTGGTTCAATGGGAGCTTCTGCGGAAGACCTGTCTATCGCCCTCGGCCTGATGGCTAATTCAGGTATCAAGGGTTCTCAGGCTGGTAACAGTCTGAAAAATGCCCTTGTTAATCTCACAAAGCCTACCAAACAGCAGGCTGCAGCAATGCAGCAGCTCGGTTTTATCAGCACTGAAACCATTCAGAAAATCGACTTTGAAAAGGTCGAAAAGGCGGAACAGGCTGTTGAGGATGCGACGATCTCCCTTGATAATGCACAGGTAAAACTGAACGATGCGATCAGCAAGTACGGCGAGGGCAGCACTCAGGCACAGCTTGCAAGCAACAACTATGAAAAGGCACAGCTCAAACTTGCACGGGCGCAGGAGGCACTTGCCAAAGAACAGGAAGGTGTCTCAAAGGAGATCGCCGGGGCAAATACACTCATGACCGATGCAGACGGCAATATGCGGTCGCTCGGAGATATCATGGGTATGCTCCGTGAGAAAATGGGCAAGGTCAATGTAGAACTGACAGATGCCGAGGGTAATGCCCGTGATTTCGATGATATTGTTGCAGAACTATCTACGACCACAGAGGGTCTTGCACAGGCAGAGCAGATGCAGGCGGCTGCCGCTATCTTCGGTAAGCAGAATATGGCAGGTATGCTTGCGATCATCAATGCCAGCGAAGAGGACTACAACAAGCTCTCTACTGCTATTTACGGCTGTGAAGGCTCTGCAAAGGGCATGGCAGACACCATGCAGGACAACCTCGCAGGTCAGATCACGATTCTGAAATCACAGTTGCAGGAGCTTGCAATCAGCTTCGGTGAGATCCTGATGCCTGCGATCAGGTCTATTGTCAGCAAGATTCAGGCTCTAATTGATAAATTTAATGCAATGTCTCCGGCAACGAAGGAGACTATCGTGAAAATTGCACTTGTGGCGGCGGCACTGGGACCGCTGCTTCTTGTTATCGGCAAAACAATGGTCGGTATCGGCAAGCTGATGCAGCTTG